CATTTATGGCCAGCTAAGAAGTCGGCTATGATAACTGAATTTGTAGTATTCCCCCAAAATACAGCAATGAACTTGCTATTTTGTGGTGGTGATTACAAGGAGTTAGAGGATATGTTGCCATCCTTAGAGACATTTGCAAAAGCTGCTGGTTGTAAAAGATTATATGGCGGTGGCAGAAAAGGATGGTTAAGAAAACTAAACCACTTAGGTTTTAAATCAGAAAATTTAATTAGTAAAGAATTATGAGTAAAGGCAAATCAACACAATCAGTCAGTCTACCAGCATATCAAGAAGCACAAGCAAAAGAGCTATTTCAAGCTGGTAAACAATTAGCTGGTACACCATTCGTTCCATACACAGGCCCTAGAGTTGCTGGATTTAATCCAGATCAACTTAGACAATTTCAAGCCACTCGAGGTTTGTTTGAAAGTGGTATGCAGTATGATCCTTTATCTGGATTGCAAGAATTAGCACAAGCCCCTACTCCAACAATTCAACCAGTAACAGGATTTCAAGCACCAACCATACAAGGTTTACAAGGCCCTCAAGCCGCACAGATTGGCGGTGTTTCAGCTCCACAGTTTAGAGGTTTGTTAGATGTTGATATGGGTGCATATCAATCACCTTACACACAACAAGTCATTGAGCAATCTATGGCTGATATTCAAAGACAAGCTGATATTTCTAGGGGTCAGGCACAATCTCGAGCAATCGGTGCGGGTGCATTTGGTGGCTCAAGATCTGCTTTATTAGAGAGCGAATCACAAAGACCTTACATCGAACAAATGGCAAGAACTGCTGCTGGATTAAGAGAGTCTGGTTTCCAACAAGCACAACAAGCTGCATTATCCGACCTAGCAAGACAACAACAACTTGGTGTTCTTGGAACAGAGTTACAGCAACAAAGAGCTTTAGAACAAGCAAGGTTAGGTCAACAGGCTGGATTAACAGGATTTGAAGCACAACAACAAAGAGCTATGCGACAAGCAGAATTAGCTCAACAAGCAGGACTTGCTGGTCAAGACATACAAGCAAGAATGGCTATGATGCAACCAGAGTTGGAGCTACGCGCAAGACAACAACAAGCAGGATTGCTTGGTGGCATCAGCGCAGAGCAACAAGCAAGACTTGGACAGCTTGGTCAGATTGGCGCACAACAACAGCAATTACAACAAATGGGTCTACAAGTACCTTACGAAGAGTTCCAAAGAGCTTTGGCTTATGGGCCTCAACAGTTTGGTTTATTGGCTGCTGGTCAAGGGGTTACAACTCCAACGACTACAACACAACAAAAAACTGGCACAGGAGATATATTGGGAACTGCTGCACAATTGGCTGGTATGTACTTTCTTTCAGATGAAAGATTAAAAGAAAATATTAAACCAATTGGTAAATCTGAAAATGGACACAACTTATACACTTGGGATTGGAATGACAAAGCTAAAGAGCTAGGAGTTAATGATCCAACTACAGGAGTAATAGCTCAAGAAATTATGAAATATATGCCTGAAGCAGTCATTACAGACAAGAATGGGTATTACATGGTTAATTACGGAGTTTTATAATGGCGTTTTCAATGCAAGATTTAATGGCAGGTTTGCCTGGTTCACAACCTAGTAATCCTTTTTCGCCCACTGCTAATCCATTAATTAATCCTCAAATAGATAGAAAACAATTGGCTGGAGATGTTGCTAATGTAAAAGATGCTAAAAACCAAAAGTTAGCTATGATGCTTTACGCACTTGGTGGTGCTTTGCGTGGTGATAAAGATTTTGTGCAAAACACCATGGCATTGCAGCAAATGCAAGAGGGTAAGAAAAAGGAAGAAGAGAGAAAAAGAAGATACAATGAAATGATTGCTAAAATGGATCCTGAATCTCCGTTATACCAATTTTCAAAAATAATCGGCTCTGAGGGAGTTGACAAGATAGCTGAAGCACAATTTGAACTTGCTACTAGAGAGCCTGAAAAAGACACAATTGCAGACTACAAGGCATATTTAGCCAAAAAGAAAAAAGAAGGAATACCTCTTACAAAAGAAGATAAAGATTTGGAAGCATATGTGTTAAACCTTTCATCATTTGAAAGATATGCTAGAGACATCGGAGATGATGGTCAGGGCAATAGCGAAACAAATCCAATAATTTTAAACTCTGAAGAAGAAGCGGAATCATACCCTAAAGGCACATGGGTTAATGTTCGAGGCTTTACAGTTCAAGTGGACTAAAATGGATTATGGCAGAAACAACTCAACCAAAAACTTTATCTGAACTTAAAGAGCAACTATCTACACAGTCAACACAAACCACTTATTCTCAACCAAGAACTTTATCTGAGTTAAAAGCACTGATGTCCGGTGGCTTGGAGCAACCTGGTAATTCAAAACCAAAAACTTTATCTGACTTAAAGAAACAAACATTTAAAGATGTTAAAGAAGAAAAAGTTGGTGCTATAAAAAATTTATATAGATTTGGTGCTGGTGCCATAAGGGATGTGGCTCAAGTTGGCAAAGATAACTTACAAGAATCTTTAGCCTTACAGGGAAAATATGATCCAATAAAAGCTGTTTATTCTAAGTTAATAGATGTAACCCCTGATTTACCAGAAATAGAAGAACCAACTACATCACTGGAAATTGCAGGTGTAGATGTTCCTGTTGGAAGTTTTGCAAGAGATCTTGCTGGTATTGCAATACCTTTTGGGGGCCTTTCAAAAGCGGCTGGTCCTGTCAGAAAGGGTGCATCTTTATTGCAGAAAGGAATTAGATCTGCAACCCTTGGTACTGTTGCCGAACAATTTGCTTTTTCTCCCACAGAAGAAAGACTATCTAACTTTGTACAGTCTTTTCCATCTTTACAAAATCCAGTTACAGAATTTTTACAAGCAGACGAAGATGATCCTCGTGCGGTTGGTAGATTAAAAATGGCAATAGAGGGTGCTGCAACCGGAGTCGTTTTTGAAACTGTATTTAATGGTTTAAGAGCAATAAAAAATATTAGAAAAAAAGATGTTCCTGAAGAAACATTGAAAACAAGCGAAAGTGCTGTGCAAAAAGCCGAAGAGGCTAATAAAGAAGTTGAAAAAGTTATTCCAAAAACCCCAGTAGAAGAACCTGGTCTTACAGTAGAGGCGATTAGAAAACAAAGATCTGAAGCAACAAAAACACCATTTAGTTATGATGCTGATAGAAATGTGTATACAGCAAAAATTAAAAAAGATAACTTTGAAATTGTTGAACAAGCACCTGGTTCGTTTAGAGTTTTTAAAACTGAATCATTAACACCAGAACAAATAAATCAAAGACTGGAAACAGATATTACAGGTGAATTAAAAGCATCTGACCTAGAAAAGCAAACTCAATTTATTCCTTTTGAACAAACCTTTGAAAATTTAGATACTGCAAAGCGATTTGTAATAGAAGAGTCAAGACCAACAAGAATACCATCCTCTTTAAAAGAGCCAACAAGACCTAAGGTAGATGATTTTCAATCATGGCTTAGAAAAAATAGAATTAATCCCGAATCACAAATTGGTCGTGAGTTTAGTCGAATGGCTGAAAAAACTAGAAAACCTTACATTAAATCTGATGGCTTCGACACAGATGGAATAGTGCAAAGAATGAGAGAAGATAATTGGTTACCAATGCCTCGTCCTGGTGAACCTGATCCGTTGATAGGTGTTAATGAATTTATGGAATTTTTTGAAACGAATCCTGTTCGTCCATCTGAGATAGATAAAATTGCACAATGGGAAAACTCTGTCAGAGAAATAGAAGATAAAAAAGAATTATTAAAGTCTTTTGGTATTAGGCCTGAAAAATCAACCAATGAAGAAATACAATTATTGCTAGATGCTTCTACAAAACAAACAGAATCATTTGACGAAATGGCTTCTCTAGCTAAATATCAAAATTCAAGAGCAAGAAAAATAGAGCAAGATTTAATACAAGGCAATGTTGGTTTGCCAGGATTAAAAGGATTTAAAGATCCAGGCATAAAACCACCACCATTTACTGAAAAAGATCTTGCAGATGTTATACCAAGACTTAGAACAGAATTTGAAGATTATGTTAAAGATGTTGATTTAGAAAATAAATTTACACAAAATCTAGTTGAGCCAACAAAACCAGGTCAACAGCCTGAGATTCAACCCAAGTATATTGTTAATGTAAACATGAATAGGCTTGATACAACTTTACCAGAAAGAGTAAAGCTATCTGAAATAGCCGAACAATACGAAGAACCTTTAGAGATCGCCAGAAATGTAACTAGGTTTGGAACTAAAGGGGAAAATATAAAAGCCTTAGCAGATGAAACCGGTTTAAGTTTTGAAGAATTGATGGATAGCGAAGTCGGAGTTTTAAACGAGGTAAATACATATAAATTAAGATTGGCTAATGCCGAAGCATTAAAAGAAATAACAGATCTTTCTATCGCAATGAAAGACCCACTAAAAAGAACTCCAGATTTGGAATATCGATTTGAAACTGCTAAAGCTAGATATCCGGCTTTATTGGAAAGATTGGTCGGAGAAGCCGCAGCAAAAGGAAGAGTTTTAAATTCTTTTAATATCCCTATAACTGGCGAAGATAAAATGCGATCAAAATTAATAGCTCGATATTATAAAGAAAACAAAGGAAATCCAGAAATAAATAGTATGATCGCAGACGCAATAACAAAGTTAGATGATCCAAAACAATTAGCAAAGTTTATCAGAGATATGGACGAAGTAACTGCATTGGATATGATTACAGAGGGTTGGATAAATATGATCTTATCAGCACCCCCAACTCATTTAGTTAACATAGCTGGTAACTCAAGTAATATTCTTTTGTCTATAGGTGAACAAATGACTGCGGCAAGTTATGGTTTATTAAAGGGGGCAAAAGAAGCCGATAGATTAACTTTTAAAGAGGTTGGTGCAAGACTGGTTGGTAATTTGTTAGGATTTGCAGATGGCTTAAAAGCTGGAACAAAGGCATTAATTGATGAGGATTTTATTGATGATCCATTTTTAAAAGTTGAATTAGCAAGGCAAAGAGCAATACCTGGATTTGCCGGAAAGTTAATTAGAGTGCCTACTAGATTTTTAGCATCTGAGGATTTGTTTTTTAAAGCAATTAACTATAGACAATCACTCATGGGATTAGCCACAAGACAAGCAATTAAAGAAGGCAAAAAGGGGTTTAGTGCTGTAAGGCAAAGAGTAAAAGAAATCTTGGAGAATCCGGCAAAAGAAGCTCCAGATATAGATATGCAATCTGTTGATTATGCAAGATACCAAACATACACAAATCCACTGGGTAAATACGGACAGGCAACACAAAATAAACTATCTGAACCATACTGGAAACTTGGTAGATTTATAGCTCCCTTTATAAGAACCCCTGTAAATATTATTAAATATGCTAATGAAAGAACTCCGCTTGGCAGACTTTCCGAAAGGTATAAAGCCGCAATGGAAGCCGGTGGTGCAGAAAAAGATATAGCAAATGCAAAAATTGTTTTTACCGGTGCTGTTATGAGTGTTTTGGGATTGTATGCAAATCAAGGACTTATTACCGGCAGGGGTCCTGAAGATACAAGGGAAAGAGCAGTGCTCAGAGAAACTGGATGGCAAGAATATTCTATAAAGGTTGGAGATAAATATATTTCTTACCAAAGATTTGAACCATTTGGAATATTGCTTGGTTTAACAGCAGACTTTGTAAATGCTGCAAATATGGTCAACGATAATATTCTTGTGTCTGATACAAAAGAAGATAAAGATTTGGCAGATGAGGCCGGAAAAATAGGTGCATACTTGATCGCATCATTTGCAGACAATATTACAAATAAAACTTACCTTAGAGGTGTTTCTGATGTTATTAAAGCTATTGATGATCCGGAAAGATATGGCCCTCAATATATAAATAATTTTTTATCCAGTCCAATACCAAATGTTTCTAGTTATGTAAGAAGATATAATGATCCTGTCATTAGAGATGTAAGAAATTTGATGGATGCTTGGCAAAATAAAATACCAGGTATGTCTGCAAGTTTACCTGCAAAAAGAAATATATTTGGCGAAGTGATTAAATATAGTCCTGGTGCTGCACCCGAAGCCTTTGGTCGTTTTGGAGAAGTATTTTCTCCAGCAAGGTTAGAACATATAACAAATGATATTGTATTTAATGAGTTATTAAATATTGAATATTATCCAAGTATGCCAAAAAGAACTATACAAGGCGTAGACATAAACCCAGAGCAATATGAATACATGATGGCACAACATCAATTGCCGGCAATAAATACCAAACAAAGAATTTTACAAATTATTCAAAGCCCTGAGTACAAAAAATCTCCAAAATATTTTAAAAAAGAAATGTTGAAAAAAACCATAGAAACTAACAATGCCATAGCTAGGTTTGAGACTGCTAGAAGATATCCAGAATTAGGGCGTCAGATGAAAATTAAAGAAAGCAAAAAACTAGAAGAATAAAATGCCCCTAGCAACAGAACGAGTTGGTCGTTTTGGTGAATATCTCACAGCAGCAATACTCTCTCAAGTTTGTGACACAGTAGCAGTTGTTCCCCACAATGCATCAGCAGACATCATCTTTGAACATAATTTAAAACTGTATAAGTGCCAAGTTAAAACTCAATCTAAGATAGAAGAACATAGAAACAACTGGCGTTTTGATATGCGTAAAGGTCAAAGAGTTGCTCATAGAAAATATAAAGACAATGAGATAGATGTATTTGCTTTTGTTTCTATAACCCACAGGAATGTGGTTTTTTCTAAACCTTTAGACCAAGCTCAACTAACCATCAATGATGAGCACATGAAAAACAATGATGCTATCAAAAACATCAAAGATATATTAAAAGATCTTAATTAAAGACTTTCAATATCAAATTTAACTTCTTGACCCTGATAATGCTTAACGGAGTTTATTCCTATTTGTAGGAAATACTCCGCTAACGCTTGAGGATCTTTATTTTTTGATCCAGCTACATCAATCAAAGAACGAGCAATGTATCTATTTATATAAACAGGTGTATTGTTATTCCTTTCATTTAATACCGGATCATCAAAATCAGATAAGTTCATTATTACTCCTATAAGGATTTTTTTAATAGCTCCTCTGGTATCTTATTACCATCACTATCTAACCCGTAAACCTTTTCAAGTTCCAGGTCTATGTAATGCTTGGCCTTCATAAGATCTTCAATCTTGTCATGCTTATCTCTGGTCACAAGTTTAATTACATTCCCCAAACACCAACCAATATTGTTTGCGACTATGTAATCTATCGGCTCAATCTTGGTTCCCTTATTGTAGTGATCTCCACCTACCTGGTTGTTGGAGGCCAAGCGATCTCTTGCTTGATCCCAGTCCTGTGGTGTAGCTTTGTCTATTGACATAAATACTCCTTATTTTTTAAATAAATATTACCATTATTAGTAATATTGAGGTATTATAGGTGAAATCTGAGAAAAGGGAAATTTATGGAAATAAAAGATCTGAAAGAATTTGACATCAATAACACTATAGATGCTGACGAACTATCCAAACGCTGGGGTGTTAGCAAAAAAACAATAGACAATAAAAGATCAAAAGGTATTGGACCTGGTTATTGGAAAATAACCGGCACCATTTTGTATGATCTTGATGATGTTAAAAGAATAGAAAAAGAATCTTACATTTCCAATAATGCCTAGTAAACACGCACTACTATCCCCTTCAGCGTCAGACAAATGGACTGTCTGTCCTGGTATGCCTAAGTTGGCGGCACAAGTTCCGTACACCACAAGCATCCCGGCTGTGACTGGAACTTTGGTTCACCAGATGTCTGAGATATTAATGAAAGGACATTTAGATGGTGACATATCTTTAGAAGATTATTGGCTTGGCAAAGTTGAAATGGTTGAGGACTTTGAGATAGAGATAGATCAAGAAATGATCGATTGTGCAAAGATCTACACAGACTATGTAGAAACAAGAACAAAAGACCTTAATGGTAAATTGTTAATTGAAGAACAAGTTTCAATGGAAGAGATAAGTGAAAACATATGGGGTACTGCTGATGCAATTATTCTTTCAGAAGGTCGCATATGTGTAATAGATTTAAAATCTGGTAAATGGCAAGTCTCACCGGAATATAACAAACAGCTAATGATCTATGGCCTGGGTGCATTAACCAGGTATGGCAATGCTGAAACAATTATGGAACTAACGATAGTTCAACCTAGAGGAGTAAAGAAAGAACGGGCGGTTAAGACATGGGAAACCACCGGGGAAAATCTTGCTAACTGGGGATTCGATTTTCTGAAACCACGGGCGGATGCTTGTATGGATGAAAACCCTAAATATGTATTTGGGGATCATTGCAAATTCTGTAATGGACGCAGTCTTTGTGAAACTTTTAAACTTAATACGGGAGAAAAATAATGTCTGAAGAAAAAGAACTAACCTTTACCTTTGATGAAGATGGTAAAGAATACAAAGTAGAAGACTTATCAGATGAAAATAAGATTCTATATAACAAAGTCACACTTGTTAATAAACAAAGACTAGATGTGATTGCTAACGCTAACTTTGAAGTCGAGAAGTTAGAGATACTTGGAAGGCACTACAGCAATGCTTTGAAAGAAGCTGTTGAGGGTGATGATAATAAAGTTGAGGTGGTTGAATGAGTCTAGCTGATATAAGAACTAAGTCAAAACAAAAACCACCTAGGATTGTTGCCTATGGTGGGGCCGGAGTAGGTAAAACTTATTTTGGTTCACAGATGCCAAAACCAATTTTCATATTGACTGAAGATGGTATGGGTACAATTGATGCACCACAATTTGATTTATGTAAATCTTTTGATGAAGTCATGGGCCATTTACAAAGCCTTATTGACGAAGATCACGAATTCAAAACTGTGGTTATTGATTCATTAGATTGGTTAGAACCACTGATATGGGATAAAGCCTGTCAAGACAATGGTTGGAAATCGATTGAACAACCTGGATATGGTAAAGGTTATGTTGAGGTGTTGAGATATTGGCGTCAATACATAGATCTATTAAATATCTTGCGTGAAGATAAGGGTATGATTATTTTGCAGATTGCACATAATCAGATTAAAAGATTTGAGTCTCCAGAGATTGAGGCTTTTGATAGACATGAATTAAAACTGCACCGCAAGGCCGCAGATTTGATTTTAGAACACAGCGATTGTTGTTTCTTTGCAAACTATAAACTTGGTACTGTTAAGGTCCAGGGGAAAGGTGGAACAATGACAACAAAAGCGGTGGCCGGGGATGTGGTTGCTTACTGTCGTGAGAAACCTGCCTATCTTGCAAAAAATAGGTACGCATTACCGGATGTTCTTCCCTTCTCATGGCCGGAAATTAGAAAGGCTATGTTGGGGGAAGATAAAGGTGAGTAAGTTGGGGGAAGTCGAAAGAACAAAGCGTGTTATGGCTAAGATCCAAAAGTTATTAAATCCTTTGATTGATAGCATGGATCCGGATAACAACGATTTGCCTCTCGATGGCTTACATCAACTTATTTGTATTAACCAAGACTGTGAAGAGTTCGTGGAATATATCTCGGACTATCACAGCTACGATCCAGGATAAGGAGTATATATGGATTTAAGTAAGTATAAGGCTCAGGCCGAAAGTAGTATTTTGGAAGAACTCGAACCAGGAACATATGATTTTGAATATGTTTCTGATGAGGAAATCCAGGGTAAGAATGGATGGGTGGCTTTAAAGGTTCTCTTTAGAGTCGTTGATAAACCTAACTTTATGATTGGTCATGCTTTTACAGTAGACCATGATACAAGTGAAGGTGCGATTAACCTTGGTCTATCATCATTGCATGGATTGGCACTAGCCTGTGGATTTCCGGATGGTTTTCCGGATGATAGTTCCGCTATGGTTGGTTCAAGAGTAAGAGCACACGCAGTTAAAGATGCAAAAGGCTACATTGCTATTGATGATATGAAAGGCAAGGGGTGGTCAGCACCTAAGTCAACAAAAGAAGTAAAGGTGGATGAGCCTGTTTCCAACAGTCAAGTCGAAGAAAACATCCCATTTTAACTTTTTAGAATCAGATAGGCCCTCACTATGCGGTTGCTGTGGCGATCCAGTAGGGCCTCTTCTGGTCGAGGTTGATGGTAAATGGTTTGGAGCCTGTAGCATGGAACATCAAGAAGAGATTAAGAAAGGTAATAGATCGCCTAAGGTGGCACAAGTATCTAGGGCCGGTGTTCTTCATGCTAAATCTAAACTGAAAGAAAGATATAAGGAATTTTCTGTTAAAAATAAAAGTTGGGCGTTTCGTGATTGGAGTGAGGACGATAGGGTCAATTTTTTTGAGAGTTATACCAGGGAATATTTAAAACACGCCAATGAAAGGGCAAGGAACGGGGTAGATGGATCTTACAAAATACAAGATAAGACACGGACTGAATAAAGATAAGAGTTATTTAGAAAAAAATAGAGGCAATGAAGCTGATCTTATTGCAGAAATGCAGACAATAGGATTAAATGTCGGCTTTCTAAACACAAGCGGTGATCTGGTAAGGATCCCAGTACAAGCAACTCCGGGAGTGAGGCCGGATAAAGGTAATGAGAAATCAGGTTGGTATGTCATTAATGTTGTTCATAATCACATATTCGCAACTTACGGAAATTGGAGAACGGGGGCGGAATACAAATGGAGTTCTGTCCAGATCAATACACTTACTCCAAATGAAAGACAAGATCTACAGTTAAAGATGCAACAGGCCCAGGAAGAGGCCAAGAAACAAAAGCTACAAAGGTATGAGGAAGTCGCAAAAGATTGTCAGAATCGTTTTAAAACTTACTCAGAGGTTATCAAGCATCCTTACCTGGAAGCTAAAAAAATCAAAAGTTATTCTTTAAAACTACACAATAAATCTTTGGTCGTGCCTATCTATAATTTAGATGGTGAGATTAGATCATTGCAATATATCCAGGAAGATGGATCTAAAAGGTTTGTCTCTGCCGGTCAAGTTAAAGGCAATATCTTTTTAATTGGTACTGATTTTAATTCTTTAAACAAAGTTGAATCGTTGGTCGTGGTTGAAGGCATGGCTACAGGCGTAAGCGTATGGGATGCAACACAAATACCCGTGGCTTGTGTTTTTTCAGCTAACTTTGGTAATGATGCGGTAGAAAACATAAGAAAAAAGACGGACGCCAGGATCTATTTAGCCTTTGATAATGATAAAACTGATATTGGACGCAAGAAAGCGGAAGAAATAGCCACCAGATATTACAATTGTTTGGTTAGAATTCCATCCATTGAAGGTGATTTCAATGATTTGGCTATTAAACAAGGCCTAGATGCAGTTAAGTTAGAGATAAGCGATCAGGGTTTAGGCATTAGAAGTTTCTCTATTAAACAATTAAAGGGTGAACCACCGCCTCGTTCCTGGTTGGTTGAGGGATTGTTAGAAAAATCTAAACCTAGTTTATTGGCGGCAGTTGGTGGTGTTGGTAAAAGTATGTTGGCCTTAGATCTAGCGATCAAAGTATCACAAGGGCAAGGCACCTGGTTAAATAAACCAATTAAAAATGCCGGTAATGTTTTAATGTTAATGGCCGAGGATGATAGAAGTGAAGTCTTTAGAAGGACCAAAGCGTTAGATAAAGGCGATAAAAGATTTGATGCGGAGTATGACGTTTTTGCCTATACAGTTCCGGATGCACCTAAACCATTAATATTATTAAAAGATGATGCCAGGGGATTAGATCTAACACCCGAGGCCCATGAGTTAATCAATGAGATCTCAACCATTCCAGATTTATCTTTGGTTGTGATAGATCCAATACAATCTTTTGTTGCAGCACCTATTACAACGAGCCAGGAAGCGGCTCAATTGTATTGTCAGTTCTGTTCTTCCATTGCATCAAAGTTTGAGTGTTCCGTTTTATCTATCCATCATATGAGCAAGGCCGGATTGCAGACCCAGGAATCAAGTTGGGATTCTCGTTCGTCAATAAGGGGCTCCGCCGCTATCGTGGACGGAATGAGGATGGCCGCCACAATATCTTTGGTAGATGAAAAGACTGCGGAAAATATTTGTGCGGATGAGGGATTAGAGTTTGATAGAACCAGAGTTGTAAATTTCCAGGTGGTTAAAGCTAACTCTAGTGAAATGGATACCAATGCCATGACATTGATAAGGCGTGAGGCAGTCCTAGAAGTTTATGAAAAGAAAAACATTAACTTTGATTTTTAATATGAGCAAAATTAACCAGGATACAGTCAAGGCAGTCATTTACATGGATGGTGCCATAGATCTAAACCAGGATCAGTTAAAGGAAAAGTTTAAACAGGCGATTGAGGATAACACCCTCAATCATTTTGAAATAATAACCGGGAGAAAAGATAATGATTAATTACCCATGCGGATGGTTTGATGCGGAACAATTACCAGGAGGATCGAATGAGCGGGAAGGGAGATAAACCAAGGGATCTAATTTATACCAAAGAATATCGAGATAACTTCGATAGAATATTTAACAAGAAAAAGAAAAAGGAAAATAAAGATGTTAGTAAAAATTCAAGCAAGTGATAAAGAAGTGCAGTTAATTATTAATGCGTTAGCAGAACATGGTAAACCTATCATTAAGAAGGCCAAGCCAACCATGGAAGATAAGCGAAACCTTAAATCGATTGAGAATATTATTCATCAATTAGCTTTCGGTAATCACAAGTAATAATGTTAAACTTTGATTGTGCAATCGGGAATCTAATCTCCTTAATTAATGATGAGAATTACCCCGGCTCTACCCCCCAAAATGGGGTAATTTCTCCATGCCTGGTTGCACAATCTTCTCGTTTAATGGCACTAGTAGTACCATACTATGGCACTAGTAGTACCTATGAAGGGTACTAGATGTACCATATATCCCAAACAAGACAAATAGGAAGGCCCCTGGAAGGGCCTCCCTATATTCAGCGAGTGTATGAATGAGCGATCAGTTCTGGTGGATTGAAAATTCTATCCCGGATAAAGAGAGTGAATCCGGATGCGTTCGTGCGTCCGTGCTGAGTAAGTATAAGAGTTATTCGAAATTGAAATCGTGCGTGTGGAAATGGTTTCGTTCCCGTGCGGGAGATACATCCTTACGCCCGGCAACCAAGCTCGTTTTATGGTCCATCTGCGAAAGGCACAGAATTTTAAGCTGTTCCTCGCATGATGCGTATGTTTATTATGGCAAGATGACCGGGTTGAATAGACGCACAGTCGGGCGTTGCGTGGATGAGTTGGTGGATGCGGGGATCTTATGGATAGCGGTCGAGGGTGAGCGTAGGATCGTTAAACAAGCGAAACCGGGCGTCCGGAAACATTTGTTGCTCGTGGGCCTGGGTGTCGTAATGATCGAAGAATTGTCTGAGCAAGGGGATCGCTGAAAGTATAGTTTTCTGCCTGTTGTAGGATGGCCGGATCGATTGGGTATTCGTCATATCCGTTCGTGCAGACGGGGTGGTGCGGATCTTCGTTCGTGCGTGGGGATTTATCGTTCGTGCGTTGCATGGTTAAATATTAAAGGTGGGGCGAGATGCGTTCAAGGGGATTGGAGAAAAACCCTAAACATTCGCCCCGGGTATTGATTATCTGTTCTCGTAGTGCTTGGCTACCGCATAAAGAATGATAAAGGCGATAAGCCATATGAGAAAACCAATACCGAAGATGTAGCCTATTATTTCAATCACGCCCGGACCCCCAACAATCCCGGCAAGTTGTTCCGTCCGGCATGGTGCCAAAGCCTTTGCAACTTGGACACTTACCCATAAATTGTTTAATGCGTTGTATTAGATTAACTATCATTTTCGTTCTCCTCATAACATACGCCACAAAGCATTTTATCTTTTGGCACTTGGTTTAAATCTTTGTAGCCATTATCTGCATAATTATTATTATCAATAATATAATCAGCTTTATAGCCACACTCATTACAACATCCTCTGCTCATAATTCACCCCCGCTATATGATTCCTGGATAACGATATCTTTCTTGCGTTTATCCTGATAAGTTTTAACAATCTTCCCGCATGGATAAGTTAAAATCCAATAGTCTTTGCTGAAGTCTTTACTCATGCTTGGTGCGTTTTCCCGTTCCGTTCTGAGCAATTGCCGGGCCTGGTCTATCATGTCTTTATATTGAGTCATAGTTTTACCTCGTTTAAATATGGTTCTCTTAAATCTTCCGTAAATTGAAAAGCATCTTCAAGATCGCAGTCATCATCCGGAATCGAATATTTGTTTTTCAATTCTTGTAATGCACAATATATGCTTTCTAGTTTCATATATTCAATATTCATTCTTCCCCCTTGGTTAATTCAATTAATTTATCCTGGTTAAAGATCAAGACTCGGTGAATCCTGTTTATCTTTTCCAGGGCGGTTTCAACAGATGGTTCACCGGTGGTGATATCTTCCTTTAAATCCAGGGCGGTATAACTTAGGTCCGCCAAGTCCTGGATTATTTCGTTTAATGTTTCGTTCATTATATTTATCTCCTTATTAAAATAATGATGGTTGGTTTGCCTTTGCCCCTGGTTTCGTCAGAGGCTCAGAGTTAAAAGATTTTATATCCTGGTGGGTTGCATCCTGTTTGATGCTTTGCGTTGCGTGTGGCTCATGTGAGACGCTAGAAAAGAAGTCATCCTGGAATCCGTTGGAATCTTTCTTTCCGTTCTCCTGGTAAAACCATTCAATGGCCTGGTCCATGGTAAAAGTTCCGGACATATGGCAAAAGTGGGATCTGTACCCGGTTTCAGTTAATGGTATTGGGTGATCGTCCAGGGTTTGAACTTCGATATGGTCTATGCCTTCAAAGTAATTCCTGGTAATAGTTAGATCCACCGCAACGCCTCGGTAATTAATACGGGTTGTTTCTTCTTGTTTCATAATACTTTGCCCGTATCAGCGTTAATGGTTGCAATATTCATATCTTGAGCATCTCTTAAAATCCAAATTAAATTCTTGGTATTTGTTTCAAAGTTGCTAACACTAATGCTCGTTGACATATCCCGGCTCGGAATATCTAACTCGCCAACTAATCCCAGGACATCCCGGGCATAACAGTTGTATTTATATTTGGCTTGTTCAAAAGTCATTTTTTCACCCTCGATATAAAACAATCTAAATGTCCGTCCTGGATCAATCTTTTTTGTTTATCCAGGCACTTGCTCAGATCCTGGGACCGCATCACAACGACCGGCCCCTGGTTATCATATTCAATTATTACCTCGTACATTTTTATTTCCCCCATTGGTCGGCCATTGCCTGGGCAATGCCTTTGTGAAATTTTGATCTAACCTTCCAACGATCCTTACCAGGTGATGCATTATGTATGTCATGCCTGGCGGTTTCCCTGGTTAGCGTTCCGGTTTTAATTAATGGCGGTAAGTTCCGCAACCATAAACAGGTCCTTTTACTTACGTTGTCTTCAGCGTCTATGCTGTCTGCAAATTCGTAAGGTTGAACGCTTTGGGTAAATGGCTCAAAGTTTTTGATCCTGGCCTTTGCGTATTTGTGCATCACCGGGTTTTCAATGGCCACCTTAGGGACATCAGAATTCCAAAGTTTAGAAAACAATTCCGCCCCCTGGTTTAACTGTTCCCACATCTCGGCCAATGTTTTACCTGGTGGGGCCTTGTGTAGCCACCGGACCCCGCTATTACATAACCTGGTACATGGCGGATGAGCCACCATTAACATATCCCAGGATTCCATCTTGAGAACTTCCAGGACATCATCTTGAATATGCCTGTTGGTTAAATCATCAGATGGTAAGACATCACAAGACCAGGCGTCATGGCCACGATCCAGGAAAGCATTTCTAACTGTTCCGCTAGTTTCACAAGCTATTAAGACTTTCATTATGCAACCTCAATCGAATCTAAAAATTGTTGGTTGGTTGACTCGCATGAATCGTTAGCATCACAAACCATTTCGCAATAATCGAATCGTTGGAACTTATCAAAATCAAAGTCTAGGAAACTTTCTAATAATTCTTCCCGGTAATTCTCTGCCAATGCTTGGCCAAGAAATGCGGACTCATTAATAACTAAAAAGTCTTTTACCTGGTAAGGTTTATGAGTTTGATACAGAGCATCAAGAATATGCTTGACTGACCAATACTTGGCTACCAAGGATATTGATGCACTTGCCGGATAATGTCTCTGACCTCCGAATGTGTCCCGGTGTTTTCTCTCGCCTTTGCGATTGATGTTGAAAATATTTTCCCGGTATGGTGTCCAGGTTTGATGATCTAATAAATACAACCTATTAAATCCGTCCTCTATTAATTTCTTTTCTTTAGCGTTTATCATTCTTTCTATCTCCTTAAAATGCCCAGGTATTCCCTAGGTTTCTTGATTCTCTCATAGGTGATATCAGAATGTCAACTTATTTTAAAAAAAAGATGATTAACTTACTCAAAACTGCATTAGAATAGGCTATGCCAAACAAACCAGGAAGAAAGAAAATTAAATTAAATGACCCGGATACCTTGGCCAAGATTGTTCAACTTGGTTCCCAGGGTTTGACCTCAGGCCAAATTGCAAGATGCCTCGGTGTCTCCTGGTCGACTATTGATAGACGCAGAAAAGAAAATGCGGAAATTGAGGAAGCTATAAAAAAAGGGGAAGCCTTAGGCGTAGAAAAAATATCTAACGCATTAATGACTTCCGCACGGGATGGCAATGTCACTGCACAAATCTTCTACTTAAAGAACCGGGCACCGGATCAATGGGCAGATCGTCAAGAAGTAAATCATAACCTGGACCTGGCCGGGATCTTATCCAACGCAAACTCCCGCATCCTGGACGTACGCCCGGACGAGCCAACGGAACAACTCAATCTCCAGGACGCACGGGAACGCACGAGCGAACGCACGAGCGACCAGGAAGGCCAGGACGACTATATAAACAATTCGGACGGGGTTCCCTCTTAGTGGCTCCCCTTTTCTCCCCAATGACGCTTAGAGAATCTAGGCCCCGTCCGTTCGTGCGTGTGTGCGTGTGTGTAATAAATAGAGGATTAACGATTTGACCCCCCCTTTCGTGCGTGGGGGGGGCGTATATACGTATAACTGTTGAACTAAAATTTTTTAATTTTTTTGAAATATGAAATATCCAATTAACCAAGAAAGAGAATTAATGACCGCAGTTTGGTCACTTAACATCAAAGATGATCCATTAAACTTTGTTAAATTTGTCTTCCCCTGGGGTGAAAAGGATACCCCCCTCGAACATTTTACTGGTCCTCGTAAGTGGCAGGAAAAAATTTTGCGAGATATCTCAAACCATATTAGAAAAAACGAAGCCATTGATTTACCAGAGATGTTTAGATTGGCAGTTGGTTCAGGCCGGGGTATTGGAAAGTCTGCATTAGTCTCTTGGATTATTTTATGGATGCTTTCTACCAGGTTAGGAGCAACCATTATTGTTACAGCTAACACAGAACAACAGCTTAGAACTAGAACATGGGCGGAATTAGGTAAATGGCTAACTTTATCCATAAATTCTCACTGGTTTAACAAGACTGCTACCGCAATAAAACCAGCACAATGGTTCGAAAATGCACTCGTTGAGGACCTAAAAATCGATACTGGTTACTATTACGCACAAGCACAGCTATGGAGCGAAGAAAACCCGGATGCGTTCGCTGGTATTCACTCATCATACGGAGTTTGTTTAATTATGGACGAGGCTTCCGGTATACCAGCACCCATATATTCCGTATCCGAAGGATTCTTTTCCGAACCCACGAAAAATCGCTTTTGGTTTACCTTTTCTAACCCACGCAGGAACTCAGGACCTTTCTACGATTCCTTTCACTCCAAACGCAAGTTCTGGAAAACCGAACAAATAGACTCCCGCACAGTCGAAGGCACGGACAAAGAACTTTTCCAACGCATGATCGAACAATATGGAGAAGATTCTACTGTTGCCAGGGTCGAAGTTATGGGCGAATTTCCGTCCGCAGACGATGACACTGTCATACCTATGGAACTTGTCCGCACAGCCATGGGCAGAGATGTGTCTCTCACCGCATCTGAGCCTATTTTATGGGGATTAGATGTTGCAAGGTTTGGTGGTGATAATTCTGCTCTGTGCATACGCCAGGGAAATACTGTTTTTGAAATCATTACTTTTCCGTCCATGGATTTAATGCAATTGTGCGGAGCGGTAAAAAATAGATTTGACGATGCTACTGTGATGGAGCAACCGCAAGAAATATTAATTGATGTGATTGGTTTAGGATCCGGAGTGGTTGATCGTTTGCGTGAGCAAAACCTTCCCGTGCGTGGCGTAAATGTTGCCGAGTCACCGAGTACCAAAAAAAATTATTTGAACCTTCGTGCGGAACTTTGGTTTGCAGTTAAAGACTGGTTGGCCCAAAGAGATTGTCGTTTACCAGAGGATGATGAATTAGCATCTGAACTTGCATCACCGCAATACAAATATACTTCTAGCGGAAAAATAAAAATTGAATCGAAAGATGAAATGCGAAAGCGTGGTATAAAATCTCCGGACAAAGCAGATGCACTTGCATTGACCATGGCAAGTTCTGCGGCAAGTTTTAGTGGAAGCGAGAGTTATTTCGGTTATAATTTCAAAAAACCTTTAAAATCTCGAATCATTCGAGTGGGATAGTTTTACATGGCAAAAGATTACGAAGACAAAATGGAAGATATGCTTGAGAAAGAAGAGATGGAATCTTCTGAAGTAGAAGTCGAAGTTAATGAAGAAGTTGATATGGAACACCTTACCAGTGTTATCAAATCAGAGATGGATGATGCAAAAGATTTCATTCATCAAGTCGGCGCAGAGCGAGCAGAATCAACTGAGTATTATCTTGGTGAACAACCACAAGCACAATCTAGTATGCAGTCTGAATTTGTTTCGACTGATGTTAGAGATAGCATTTTGTTTATGTTGCCATCTATCATGCGTACCTTCTTTGGCACTAAAAAGATTGTTGAATTTGTACCGCATGGCCCAGAAGATATTCCTGTTGCCGAGCAACAAACCAATTATGTTAATTACATCATTCAAGAAAAAAATCCTGGCTTCCAAGTTTTATACGATGCGTTTAAAGATGCCTTGGTTAGAAAGAGTGGTTTTGTTAAAGTTTTTTGGGATGATTCTATTTCAGCATCTACCAGCGAATACACAGACTTAGATCCTATTTCATATCAAGCCTTGGTGCTTGATCCCAATGTAGAGATTGTTAAAGAATCTGTCACCATGGAAACCATTACACAAGTTGATCCTTTATCTGGTGAAGAAATTACTCAAGAGATTCCAGCTAAATATGATTTAACGATTCGTAGAATTAAAGCTAAAGATCAAGTGTGTATTGAATCAATACCACCCGAAGAAGTTTTAATTTCACGCAACGCACGCAATCTTGAATCTGCATCTTATGTTGCGCACCGCATGATTAAATCTGTTTCTGATTTAGTTGCTATGGGTTATGACCAAGATGAAGTTGAGCAATATGCAACGCAAAGCTCAAGTGCGGTTGACCCAGAAGCCTATGATGAAATCGAGGCAAGAAACCCATTTGACAACATGGTATACCCAGACCGAAGTGATACCGGAGCAAAAGAAGTTTTATATGTAGAACATTATTTATTTTATGACTTCGATGGTGATGGCATCGATGAAAGAATTAGAGTTTGTACTGCGGGTGAAGGCGTAAATGTGCTGAATGTAGAACAATGGGATGATCTTCCTATTACTATGTTCTGCCCAGATCCTGAACCACATACTGCAATCGGTTCGTGTCCAGCAGATTATCTTAAGCCTATCCAGGCCGCAAAATCACAGATTATGCGAGATACTCTTGATTCATTAGGACACTCTATCTTTCCTCGTATGGCTGTCGTTGAAGGTCAAGTCAATATTGACGATGTACTCAATACTGATATCGGACAGCCCATTCGAGTTCGCGCCCCTGGGATGGTTCAACCCTTTACAGTACCCTTCGCTGGTAAAGAGGCTTTCCCTGTTCTTGGATACCTTGATGAAGCAAAAGAGAATAGGACTGGTGTGTCTAAAGCCTCTGCTGGCTTAAATGCAGATGCTTTGCAATCAAGCACCAGTGCAGCCGTATCCGCTACCATGTCAGGAGCGCAAGGCCGAATAGAAATCATTTGCAGACATTTTGCCGAAGGTGGAATGAAGCAAATGTTTAAAATCGTTAATAACTTAATTATCAAACATCAAAACGCACAAGATGTCTTTAGACTTGAAGGTCAATTTATCCCGGTAGACCCAAGGTATTGGGAATCAGATAAAGATATGGTGGTAAATGTAGCTATCTCTAAATCTTCTGACGAAGAGAAGTTTGGCATACTCGCACAACTTGCAGGTAAACAAGAACAAATTATGCAAACTATGGGTCCTGAAAATCCATTGGTATCTTTACAGCAATATTCAAATACTTTGACACGCATGATAGAACTTGCCGGATTTAAAGATGCAAACGCATTTATTAACACTCAAGTACCACCTATGCCACCCGCACCACCGGAACCACAACAACCGGATGCGGCTACCATGTTGGCACAAGCTGAAGCTATGAAAGCACAGAACCAGGCACAGAAAGCTATCATTGATGCTGAGACTGATCGCATGAAAATTATCATGGATGATGACAGACAGCGTGATGAGACAGAAGCACAGATTAGACTAAAAGCAGCAGAATTAACCGCTAAATACGGAGCGCAAGTCAACATAGCAGAAATCAATGCTATCATGGAGCGTGACAGAGAAAACATTAGGCAAACTGCAAAGGATCAAGCTCAAGGACTATTTACTAACAATGGCAATCAAGTTATATAACCTAGAAGTTTTAGTTGACGATCTAGTTTATGTCGGTAGTGATATTAGAGCCAAAAGCCAAGAAGATGCAGTAAGAATACTTGGTATTATCTCTGGTGGTGAAGTAACCGAGGATTCAGAAGTATTAAGTTGTGAGGAGAAAACTTTACACTAATGGCTATTACATACAGAGGTGAAAGGTTTAGTGGTTTTAATAAACCTAAAAGAACCCCGGGACATAAAACAAAATCACACGCAGTTTTAGCCAAGTCTGGTGAAACAATTAAACTTATACGCTTTGGTCAACAAGGCGTTAGCGGTGCTGGTAAAAGCCCTCAATCTGCCAAAGATAAGGCTAGAAGAAAATCATTCAAAGCTAGACACGCTAAGAATATAGCCAAAGGAAAGTTGTCAGCAGCTTATTGGGCTGATAAAGTAAAGTGGTAAGGAGTTAAATTATGCCAAAAGGACTATACGCAAACATTCATGCTAAACGCAAAAGGATAAAAGCTGGATCAAAGGAAACAATGAGAAAGCCGGGTACTAAAGGTGCGCCATCTGCTAAAGCATTTAAACAAGCAGCTAAGACTGCAAAAAAGAGGAAGTAATTATGCCAAAAGGTAAAGGAACATATGGGTCTAAAGTAGGAAGACCACCAAAGAAAAAATCTACTAAAAAATCTAAAAAGAAATAAGTGCGACCATCCTCGGCAAAAGCCAAGGGTCGAAAACTACAACAATGGGTTGTTGATAAACTCGTTGCTTTACTTGGTTTTGATCCTGAAGATTTAGAATCAAGACCTATGGGATCTTCTGGTGAAGATGTCATTATAGGTGTTCAATCACGCAAACAATTTCCTTATTCCATCGAATGTAAAAACCAACAAGCAGTTAATGTTTGGAAGGCTTATGAACAGTCTTGTACTAACTGTAAAGATTACGAACCTTTGGTTATAATAAAGAGAAACAACACTAAGCCATTGGCATTAGTCGATGCAGAGTATTTTATTAAACTACACAAAGACCAAGATGGAACAAGAACCGAAAATAGAGATACATCAACATCAAAATAAAACTTGGTATAACTTAGCCGAGGGTTTTGATAAGTGGCGAGTATTTCCTAGATTGCTTATTACTTTATATGGTTATGCTTTCTATAAAACTACCGAATGGTTTATGACCTTACCTGATCCAACCAATTCACAATCAGCATTTGTTTCTGTCGTTGTAGGTGCAGGTGCAGCTTGGTTTGGCTTGTATGTTGGTGGTTCACCCAAAAAATAATGACCGAAGCAAAAGTCAATGATAGGACTACTTTTAATATCTCTATTAGTTATTTAGTACAAATTATTATTGCTATTGCTGCTTTTGTTTATGGTTATGCTTCTATTAGCGAACACATAGAAAAGAATGATACAGAAATAAAAAATTTAAGATCTAATCAAAACAATTATATTTTTCCTGATATTAGACTGTTAGAACAAAAGGTAATAGTCTTGGAAAAAGAAGTATTGGTTTTACAAAAAGAAATAGAGTTTTATAAAAAAGAATTACAAAAACAACCAACAGGTAAATAAATGATAGACAAACTTATAGAACCCGTCACTCACATACTTGACAAGTTTGTTGCAGATAAAGATTTAAAAGCTAAGTTAGATCACGAAATCAAAACACAGTTTCATAAGATTGATCTTGCCCAAATAGAAGTTAATAAAGTAGAGGCATCACATAGATCTATTTTTGTGGCTGGTTGGAGGCCTTGTTGCGGATGGATATGTGCTGTTGCACTTGGCTATCACTTTGTTTTACAGCCTATCATTTTATTTGTTTTATCTTTGTATGACTTGCAATATCAACTACCAGAGTTTGACATGGGTGCATTGCTGTATGTCTTAGGCGGTATGTTAGGTCTTGGTGGGTTAAGAAGTTATGAAAAGTCAAAAGGTTTGACCAAATGAGTAATTGGAAGAATTTTAAGCTAGATGAGTTTAAATGTAAGCATTGTGGTGAAAATGAGATTGAATATGAGCTTATAGATAAGCTACAATTACTTAGAGAGGACTTAGGTTTTCCATTTGTTATTTCTTCAGGATACAGATGTTCAGAGCATCCAGTGGAAAAGAAAAAAAGCAAACCAGGTACTCATAATTTAGGCATTGCAGTCGATATAGCCTGTAGTCACAAAGAAGCATTACAAATAGTATCCGCAGCAGAAGGTTACGGATTCACAGGAATTGGAGTCAATCAAAAAGGCAATGGAAGATTTATACACCTCGATATCGCAAAAGCTACGCATGATCGCCCAAGGCCTCATATCTGGAGCTATTGATTTCTAATGGAAGACATGGAACTGATTTTCGATATCATCATTCCATTGGTAATCATTCCAATCTTTTATTTCATTAAAAGTCATGGCTCAGAAATACAAAGACAAGGCATTTTACTTAATAAAACTAGAGAAGAGATTGCAAAAGAATATGTCAGCAAAAAAGACTTCAGTATTGAGTTAGAAAGAATTTTCGACAAATTAGACAAACTTGATGCTAAAATAGATAAATTAATAACTGATTAATATGGCGTTCGGACAAATACCAACACAAACAATGGCAGGACCAGTAGCAACTGGTCAAGCATATGCACAGCAAATAGCTGGTGGTATGCCCATGGAACAAGTCATTGCACCAGGGGTTAGCTATTCTCCAGAGATGGCTGGTGGTTATACACAAGCTGACCTAGACATGATTGCAAGAGGACCTGCTCCTGTTATGCCAATTGCACCCACTCAAGGAACACCCTTAACCATAGAAGATCAAATGCCTTATGCTCCTGTTGGAACACCTATGCCAACTCCTTTTATGGGAATACCAGATTTTATAAGAAACTTAGATTTTAGTAATTTACCAAGGTTTGAAGATATTCAAGATATCAGAGGCGTTGAAAATATCAGACCTTCATTATTTGATATTGATGTAGAAGAAATACTTAAAAACATTGATACAGAAAAATTTGCAGACATTGATTTTAGTGGTATTAATATTCCATCAATAGCACCTTCAATGCCAACAGCTCCAGTAATACAGCAACCAATTATTTCTGAGCCAGTAATACCACAAGCTCCAGTAATACAGCAACCTATTACTCCTGTTGTTCAAGAACCAACGCCTATTGGAGATATAAGAGATACTTATACACCTGAACAAGTTGCTGAATTAGAAAGAAAAGAAATAGAAAGACGGGCTAGAGAAGAAGCAAACATTATTAATAAATATGGGAGTAGGGAAAATTTACAAAATCAAATTAATGAATCACTGTTTAAAGATTTTGTAACACCACAAGCGCCTGTTATACCTGAACCAGTAATACAACAACCAATTGCACCTATTTTTCAAGAGCCACAAATCCCCGTATTGCCGAAACCAGTAATACCACAAATACAACAAATACCTGAACCAGTAATACAACAACCAGTTAGACAAGAAGTACCATTTGTTCCAGAGATACCAACCATACCAATGAACTTTACTGGATTACCACAAATGCCAGTCATACCAAATATTCCAGTTATGCCTGAATTACCAATCGTGCCACAACCAATCGTGCCACAACCAATCGTGCCACAACCAATTCAGCCAATGAACTTCACTAGATTATCCAACTTACCAGTTTCTAATTTTGTCCAGCCTAGCGTTGAAGATATTGTATCTCCAATCAGCAGAGGCAGAACATTACCACAAATACCAAGAGGATTATTTAGTTTATAAATGTCAATCACACACGAAGAAGTAGTTAAAGCAGCAGAAGCTGAAAGAATTTTAAATTCTGATGTCTTTAAAGAAGCAATAGAAAATCTTAAAAACGAATACATAACTCATTGGTTAAACTCTCGTGGTATTGATGATGTTGCGGTTAGAGAAGACTTCCACAGATCCTTATTACTTCTCCCTGAAGTAGAAAGACATTTACGCATCATGGCTGAGAAAGGCAAACTCACAAAAGCCAACATTAATAAAATTCGTAACATAGCCTAAAACTTTCCCTTTTACACATTCTTGATATAAAATATCCCTAAATACAATATAGGAGTATTTATATGAGCAATAACGGAAAACCGACTGCTTTACAAACCGAAGGTGAATTAGCTACCTCGGCATTTGAAAGTTTCTTAGCCCCTGAAGAGGATACGCAAGAAGAAGCAGTCATAGAGGAAGCTGAAGAGGTCATTGAACCTGAGATTGATGAATTTGAAGAGCAAGACGAAGAGCTTGTCGATGAAGAAGATCTTGAATACGATGATGAAGAAGATGGTGAAGAAGAAACGGAAGTTGAAGAGGTAGAAGAGCAACCCGTCTACAGAGTCACAGTTGATGGCGAAGAGATAGAGGTCACGCAAGACGAACTCCTTAATGGTTATTCACGCCAACAAGATTATACGAGGAAGACACAGGAACTTGCCAATCAAAGAAAAACGATTGAGCAACAAGCCCAAGAACTTGCTCAAAGAGATGCGATTTACGCACAGTTGTTACCGAAGATGGAAGCCCAATTACAGGGCGAATTGGTAAACGAACCAGATTGGGATAGTTTATACAATGATGATCCGATAGCATTTGTACGCGAAAAACAACTCTGGGATGAAAAGAAAGAAAAGTTAAAAGCTGCACAAGCTGAAAAACAAAGACTCCAACAGGAATCATATGTTCAACAGCAACAACTAATTGCACAACAAGTGCAAGAAGGCCAGCAAAGACTACTGGAAATCATACCAGAATGGAAAAATGCAGAAGTTGCCTCGAAAGAGAAACTAGCAATTCGCGACTATGGTATTAATGTCTTGGGATATTCACCTCAAGAAATGGATGCAATTTATGACTATCGTGCTTTGCTTGGTTTAAGAAATGCTTGGTTAAACTCTAAAACAGTTGAAGCCACAAAGAAGAAACCAACACAAAAAGCACCTGCAAGAGTAGCCCGACCCGGAACAACTACCAGAAAGAAATCGGTAGCACCAGCGAAAAGAGCAAAACAGGTTTTAGCAAAAACTGGAAAAGTCCAGGATGCTGCTAAAGTTTTTGAACAATTTTTAAAATAATTTTATAGGTAAATATAATGGCTAAAGTAACAAACGCATTTGATACATACAGCGCGACTTCAGACAGAGAAGATTTAAGTAATATCATTTACAACATCTCTCCAATGCAAACTCCGTTTATGTCATCAATTGGAAAAAGAAGTATTAACAATGTTGTCTTTGATTGGCAAACAGAAGTATTAGCAACTCCAGTTGCTACAGGTGAGCTAGAAGGTTTTGAACTTTCAAGATCAGCTTCAGTTGCAACAACCAGAGTTAGCAATGTTGCTATGATTTCAAAAAGAGATGCAACTGTATCAGGCTCACAAGAGTCTTCAGACCCTGCTGGTAAGAGATCAGAAATGGCTCATCAACTAGCTATCATGTCTAAAGCTCTGAAGAGAGATATGGAAGAAGCTCTTTGTCAAAATGGTGCAAAAACAACTGGTAGTGCATCAGTTGCTCGTGTAACAGGTGGTTTTGAATCATGGATCACATCTAACGACTCAAGAGGTTCTGGTGGAGCTTCTACAGGTGGTGGAGCTGCTCCAACAGACGGAACTCAAAGAGCTTTATCAGAAACTTTGTTAAAAGATGTTCTACAACTTTGTTTCACTAATGGTGGTGAACCATCATTAGCTATTTGTGGCCCACATAACAAACAAGTTATCTCTGGTTTCACAGGTAGAACTCAAGCAAGACAAATGATCGATGCAAACACAGTTGAAGCATCAGTATCTATCTACTCATCTGACTTTGGTGAACTGAAAATCGTTCCATCAAACAGATCAAGAGAAAGATCTTTACTGTTGGTTGATCCTGAGTATGCAAAAGTATCTTACTTGCGTGATTTCAAAACAGTTGACATTGCTACAATAGGCGATGCTATGACAAAAATGATTATTGTGGAGTATGGATTGGAAGTATCCAACGAAGCTGCTCATGGTGTTGTTGCTGACCTTAATGTAAGTTAAGTTCTCGGTTAAGAACCTTAAAGGGATGTTTCGGCATCCCTTTTTTTTGTGGTAAAATTCTTGCATGGCTAAAAGAACTGTTATAGATCATAAGACTGGTTTTACTAACGAGTTTATTACTGAAAGCGGTAAAGATATATTTCATACCACCCAAGATGTAAGTCCAGTAATCGAACATTGTAAAAACATTGCAGAGAATGTTAAGCCAGGTAAAGATCTTCGCCATGTGGCAGAAGTGCCATTGGTTGTATATCAAAGAGCTTGTCGAGAAGGCTGGGCGAATGATATGAACGCATGGAAAAGATGGTTAAATAACTCAGAAAATAAAGTCTTTAGGACATGGCAGGGTAAACTATGACATACGCAGAATTAAAATCTAATATCGCAAGTTACTTAAATCGTTCAGATTTAACAGATGTAATTGATTCATTTATAGATAGCACAGAATCAGAATTTAACCGCAGATTAAGAGTTAAAGGCATGATTAAAAGAGCCACTGCAACATTAGATTCACAATACATATCAGTACCAACTGATTGGTTAGAGGCTATAAACATACAAATTGATAGCGGTGACTTTTCACCTTTGTTTCAACAATCCATAGAATCATTGGATGTATACAGAAAGTCTAATGACAATGTAACAGGCCAACCTATTTACTTTGCATTGGTAGATGATTCAATTGAATTTGCACCTACCCCAGATGGAAGTTATACAGTACAATTAACCTACTACGGAAAGATAGATGCTTTAAGCGATTCTAATACGAGTAACTTTTTATCCACAGGATATCCAGATGCTTACCTTTACGGATCACTAAAACACGCTTCTATCTATTTAATGGAAGATGAACGAGTGCCACTATTTACAGCACAGTTCGAGAAGGCTTTAGAAGAAATGAGACTAGAGCAAGAAAAAGCTGAGTTTGCAAAAGGTTCTTTAATGCAAAGAAGAAGAACATATGGCAAACGCAGAAAAGACATTTATTATTTTGGTAATAACTAGGAGTATAGAAAATGGCTGGATTTAGTGATTATTTAGAAGACAAGGTACTTGACCATGTATTTGGCGGTACTGCTTATACAGCACCTGCAACTTTGTATGTTGCTTTGTATACAGTAGCACCTGACGATACTGGTGGTGGTACTGAAGTAACAGGTGGTTCTTATGTAAGACAAACTGGAACTTTTACTGTCTCAGGCACATCCCCCACAACAGCAACAAACTCTGCTGCAATCGAATACCCAACAGCTACAGCCGATTACGGAACAGTGGTTGCAGTTGGTATTTTAGATGCTTCATCTAGTGGTAACTTACTTGCATATGCAGATTTAACTACCTCAAAAACTGTATCAACAGGAGATGTATTCAGATTTGACGCTGGTGATTTAGACATCACATTAGCTTAATACCATGGCCTCAGTAGGCTACGGGTTATACACATACGGGAAGTCCGACTATGGAACTCCCGTTTATCATTTTGGTGTAGCTACATCCGCCCAAACATCAGGCTTTACTGCTGAATCATCAGTTATACGCTATGGTGTGGCTACCATACCAGGTGTATCTGACTTTGATTCAGTCGGTACAATTATTAAATTAGGGTCATCCACCCTTGCACAAACTTCAAACTTTACTGGTGATGGCGTAGTCCTCAAGTTTGGTGCATCAGTTATATCAGCAGTTTCAGGCGGTTCAGCTACAGGTCGACAAATAGATCGTGGATCAGCGACTATAGCTGAGACATCTGGAATGTCTGCAACAGGTAGACAAATAGACAGAGGTGTTGCGACCATTGCTGCAGTATCAGACTTTAGTGCAGTAGGTACGCAAATTGATAGGGGTGTTGCAACCATAGCCTCAACCAGTGATATGACATCTGCTGGGGTCTTAATTAAATTAGGATCTTCCACATTACCAGAAACATCTGGTATGACGGCCACAGGCAGACAAATAGATCGTGGTGTTTCTTCTATAGCAGCTATCTCTGATATGACTGCTACAGGTCGATTCACCATCAGTGCAAATGCAACTTTACCAGCAGTTTCAGATTTTGTAGCGACTGGTAGACAAATTGATCGTGGTTCAGCAACCATTCAACAAACAAGTGGTTTTTCTGCTGTTGGTGGTTTAAAATGGAATGACATTATAGTTCCAGCAGAGACATGGACAGATCAAACTGCACCTAGCGGTACATGGACAGAAGAATCTGTACCACCTTCAGACTGGACAACATTAGGCAAACAAGACGCAGCTTAAAGGAATTTTTTTATGGCAGATACATTTACTACTAATTTAAACCTTACCAAACCAGAGGTTGGTGCATCCACCGATACCTGGGGAACTAAGTTAAACAATGACTTAGATGACCTAGATGCAATCTTTAGTGCTACTGGTACATCGGTAGCAATTAACTTAGACGGAGCAGTCATTGATAGCTCTGTCATTGGTGGTACAACTCCAGCAGCAGGTACATTTACTACTTTAACTGCTAACACTTCGATCACAGGCACACTTGCCACAGCAGCACAACCTAATATTACAAGCGTTGGTACGCTGACAGCACTTACAGGTGGTACAGGTGATTTAAATTGGGATAGCGGAACTTTATTTGTAGATTCTTCAGCTAATTCTGTTGGAATTGGTACGACTAGTCCACCTCACAAATTATCAGTATTTGGAACTGGTGCAGGTAATGCTACAGTTCAAATTGAAGGAGAAGGTGGAGCAGACCCTTACATTAATTTCTTAGCAAACAACACACAACATTGGTCTGTAGGTATTGATGATAGTGATAGTGATAAGTTTAAAATTTCTGAACATTCAGGGTTGGGGACTAATGATTATCTTGTTGTAGATACTTCAGGCAACGTTGGAATTGGTACGAGTTCGCCAAACAAGCTGCTGCACCTAAAGGCTAACACTCCTGTTATCAACCTTCACTCTGACAACGCTTCTTCAGCACAAATATCATTCACAAACAGTGGTGGCGTTTCTGAGCAAGGATTTATTAAGTATGAGCATGACGGGGACTTTAGCGGAAATATGCAATTTCGTGTTGCAGGTTCAGAAAAAATGCGACTGGATAGCTCGGGCAGCTTGTTGGTGGGTACTACTACTGCTGGTGTTGCATCCTCTAGTTCTGTTGAAGGTATTCAGATTGCTCCTACCACTTTATCCGTTGCAAGAAGTGGTGGGCAAGTTGCTTTTTTTAATAGACAAACAAACGATGGTGCTATTGTAGACTTCCGCAAAGACGGCACAACAGTTGGAAGTATTTCAGTTACAGCATCAGCAACAGCATACAACACCTCATCAGACTACAGATTAAAAGAAAATGTAGATTATGACTTTAATGCTCTTGATAGAGTTGCACAATTAAAACCAGCTAGATTTAATTTTATAGCTGATGCAAATACAACAGTTGATGGTTTCCTAGCACACGAAGTACAAGACATAGTTCCAGAAGCTATCAGTGGTGTTAAGGATGAAATGAAGGAAGAAGAATACGAGGTAACTCCTGCTGTACTAGATGAAGATGGAAATGTAGTAACTGAAGCAGTTATGGGAACAAGAGAAGTGCCTGAATATCAAGGCATAGACCAATCTAAACTTGTACCACTTTTAACTAAAGCACTGCAAGAACAACAAGCATTAATAGAGTCTTTAGAAGCTCGTATAACAGCCTTAGAAAGTTAATAACCAAAGAGGAAAATAAAAATGGCAATATCTTATGAATGGAATGTAAACACAGTAGATGTATACCCTACTGACGAAGGACACAGCGATGTGATTTATTTGGTACACTGGCGATTAAACGCCACTGATACTGAGGTAGACGCAGAGGGCAATCCCTACACAGCATCTGTTTATGGTACTCAAGTATTAGACACATCTGATTTATCAAACTTTACAGACTTTGACAGCGTGACAAGTTCACAAGTTCAAGGTTGGGTCGAAGGTGCAATGGGTGAAGAAGAGGTGCAATCTTTAAAAGATAGCCTTGATGCAAATATTGCAGGGCAAATCAACCCAACATCTGTAACAAAAAAATTATCAGCATAAGTGAATGGCATTATTCCCAATTACTCCACCCGCAGGCATAGTCAAGAACGGAACTGATTATGGCAACAAAGGTCGTTGGGTTGACGGGAATTTAGTTCGCTTTGAAAATGGCTACCTAAAACCTATAGGTGGCTGGACAAAACTTAGAGCTACAGCACTAGATGGCGCACCCATTGGGATGTACGCCTATAACGATAACTTGGGCCAACCAGTATTAGCAGTTGGTACAAGAGAAAAGGTTTATGTTTTATACGACAACACCTGGACTGATATCACACCAGTAGGCTTTGTTAATGATGCAACGAATGACCCTCTTGGTTTTGGTGCATACCATTACAATGTCGAAGATTATGGTGATGCTCGTTCACAATCAGGTTTACCTTTAGATACAGGTCATTTTTCTTTTGACAACTGGGGTGAACATTTAAACTTCTGTTTTTCTGGCGATGGTAAGATTTACCAATGGCGACCAGATTCGGCAGGTGGATCACCCGATACCATAGCCACAGTCGTATCTAACGCACCCACAGGATGTCAAGCCATTATTGTAACCAACGAAAGACATTTGGTTGCCATAGGTTCAGGCGGAGATCCAAGAAGGATTCAATGGTCAAACAGAGAAGATAATACCAACTGGACATCTAAAGCTACTAACACCGCAGGTGATTTACAAATCCCTACAGGTGGTAGAGCTGTCATAGCAGCATCATTTGGTAATGACATTATTATCTTTAGTGATACAGGTATCAGCAGAATGTTCTATGCAGGATCACCCTTTGTTTATGGTATTGCTGATGCTGGAACTAACTGTAAAGCAGTCAGCAGAAGATCCATTGTTTCTACTGGTAACTTCCTAGCATGGATGGGTGAAAACTCTTTCTTTGTTTACGATGGTACTGTTAGAGAAATACCATGCGAAGTGCATGATTATGTTTACGATCAACTTAATGTACCAGGTAGAAAGGCTTGTTGGGGCGGACACAACTCTAACTTCAATGAAATATGGTGGGGATTCCCAAGCGGTGAATCACAATACGCACCAAACAAATATGTGATTTGGAACTATGGTGAAAATGTTTGGTCTATTGGTGAACTAGACAGAGGTTGTTGGGTTGACCAAGGTGTCTTTGATTATCCAACTTCAGCAGATAACGCTGGGTTTGTGTATCAGCACGAATCAACTGTATTAGGTAACTCACCTAACTTAGGCTCTGCTGTTCCATATGCGACCTCTGGGCCTATTGAAATAGGCAATGGTGACAATTATGTCCAATGCAATCAAATCATTCCAGACGAAGAGGCTAACACGCTTCCAGGTGTCACCCTTAGTTTCAAAGGTAAATTTACTCCACTCGGTGCAGAAACCGACTTTGGCAGTTTTACTTTTGAAAGTGATGGTTATACCGATGCAAGGTTTACTGCACGACAAGTACAAATGACAGTCACAGGCAGTACCACACAAGACTTTCAAGTAGGAAAAATTAGATTAAACATTAGACCAAGGGGTAAAAGATAATGGATTTATCCTCACAAAGACAGTACATACAAAGAGCGGAAACAGCGCATGAAATACTTACCACTACAGATTTAACAACATTATATACATCCCCAAGCGGTGATGATTTCAC